ATTAAACTTCCTAGATTATCTTTTGAAATGACTTCAATAGCATATGACTCGACAAGACAATTAGCAAAGACTAATACTCAGTTAAGAGCTGCAACTGTAGATGATAGTAAACAACGTGCTAAGATTAGACAGTCAACTCCTTATATTGTTACATTTTCTTTAGGTGTCTATGCAAATAATCAAGATGATGCATTACAGAT